AAAACCTATCACCAGTAAATATAAACATCAACCAAACTGAATACATTAAATTTGTATTATAACTGTAAACACATTAAGGCTCAATAATATATGTCATTAAAAGTTTTCTCTCAAGCGCCGTATTACGACGACTATGATGAAGCTAAAAAGTACCTTCGCGTACTTTTCAGACCTGGCGTTTCGCTTCAGGTTCGTGAATTAAACCAACTACAAACATATCTTCAAACTCAAGTTGAACGTTTGGGTTTACACCTATTCAAAGATGGTTCTATGGTCATTCCTGGTCAATCATCAGTTGACACAGAAATCACATACTTAAAAATTGAATCAGACACTGGTGGCATTGCTATTGGTTCTAAGTTAAACGACTTAGTCGGTTCAACATTAATTGGTGCAACTACTGGTGTAAAAGCTCAAGTAATTGCATACGCTGCACAAACTGATAGTGACCCTATTACACTTTTTGTTCGTTACATCTCTAACGGTAATAACGCAACAGTTAAAACATTCAATGCTTCTGAAGTATTAAACACACTAACTGATTCAACAGTTTCAGGTGATGAATATACACTTCAAATCAAGGTTGGTTCAACGTCTCTTGGTAAAGGTGCTATTGCATCTATTGAACGTGGTATCTATTTCGTTAAAGGACAATTTGTCCAAGTAGATTCTACTACAATCATCTTAGATAAGTACACAAACACACCATCATACCGAATTGGTTTGAATGTTGTTGAAAACATCGTTACAGCTAACACTGATGGTACATTAAACGATAACGCTAATGGTTCACCTAACGAAAATGCTCCTGGTGCACATCGTTATCAAATTGTTTTAGGCTTCACTAAACTTGCAGTTGATGCTACAACAGATACGAACTTCATTGAATTGATTCGTGTTGAAAATGGCCAAATCCAATCTAAAGTTAGTACAACTGATTACTCACAAATTGCTAAAACATTAGCACGTCGTACTTATGACGAATCAGGTAACTACACAGTTACACCTTTCAAAGTTGCTTTACGTGAACATCGTAACAACGATCGCGGAAATTGGACTGCATTTAAACAATATTTGATTGGTGATATCGTTAAATCAGGTAATAACTACTTTACAGCTTTAAACGAAGGCACATCAGGTGCTACAGAACCATCTACTGGTTTTGATGAACACAATCCATACCAATCATTGTTTGATGGTATCATCTATTGGAACTACACACCAAATCCAGCGTTTAACCGTGGTTACTTAACACCTGAAAAGGGTGGTACTGAATCTAAGGTTGCTGTTGCAGTTGAACCTGGCAAAGGTTATGTTCAAGGTTATGAAATCGAGAAAATCTCGACTGAATATGTTGCCGTAGACAAAGCACGTACGTTTGATCGTATTGAAGGTGACTCTGTTCCAGTTCGCTTTGGTAACTATATCACTGTTACTAACTTACGTGGCACTCCTGACTGTTCATCATTCCCAGTTGTAAAGTTTTTCAATCAGTTAACTGGTTCAAATCCACAAACTGCTGGCGCAGGAACTGAAGTTGGTTCAGCACGTATTCGTGCTATTGAGTTTGACTCAGGTACTCAAGGTACCTCAACTGGCGTTTACAAAGTTTATTTGTTTAACGTTCAAATGAATGGTAGTTATACCTTTGAACGTGATGTTAAGCAAATCTTTAGTTCAGCATCATCTACAATTGATACTATCGTAGCAGACGTAAACAACTATGTCCTATTGAATGGTTCTATTAGTGCGTCTAGCACTAACGTAACTGGTGTTGCTACTTCATTCGTAACACAACTAAAAGTTGGCGATTACATCAGAGCAATTAATGCAGCAGGTACTGTTGAAATCCGTCGTGTTGCAACAATTACTTCTAACACAGCATTGACAATTGATAGCGCATTCAGTGGAACTGTAACTGGTGTATCATTCTATCGTTTGATGACACAAATCAATGACCCTGCAGGAATGCAATTGCTATTCCCATTAGCATATTCATTCATTCGTAAAGTTCGTGGTGATAACGACACTGTTTTCGGCACATCATACACTACAACACAAAGATTTGACGTTACTGGTGTAACAACCAATTCATTCTCTATCACTTTGGGCAGTGCAGTTAATACTACAACACTAGGTAGTGAATTTAACCCAGCTGCTGATAAGAGTGCATATATTGCAGTGCATCGTACTACTGGTCAGACTGAAAGTGGTAAGGTATTAACTATCACTAGTGCTGTACCGTCTCAAGATGGTACATCTTGCCTTATTACACTAAGCGCAGCGCCTTCAGCTTCTGCAACTATTAGTGTATTTGCTCCAGTTCGTAAAGCTGGTTCAATTGGCCAAGAAAAGAAGAAGACACTTAAAAGCAACTACAAAGGTACAACCTTTACTTCATCTGCATTAGTTACACCTGTGACATTGTCATTGAAGAAGGCTGACGTATACCGTATTGTTTCTATTCGCATGGCTGCTGCAGGCACGTGGACTGCTTCATACGATCCAGCTATTACTACAGACATTACTGATTGGTATACATTTGACAATGGTCAACGTGATACTCACTATGATGTAGCAACAATCACACGTAAAGATGGATACCCAATTCCAACTGGCGCGGTTCAAGTTATTTTTGATTACTTCGATCACACTGAAGGTACTGCTGGTGACTACTTTACAGTAGACTCATATAAAGACATTCCTTACAACAAGATTCCTTACTACGTTTCTACAAACGGTGTTGTGGCTCTTGCTGATGTGATGGACTTCCGTCCACGTGCTTCTGACACTGGTGTGAATGGTACTCTATTCACAGATTCTGGTGCATCTCGTGCAGAACTTCCAAAAATTGGTTTTGAAACAATCACATCATACTCATACTACATGCCACGCCGTGACAAGTTAGCGCTTGACATTGATGGCAAGTTCTTTACAGTAACTGGTGTTTCTGACTTGGCTCCACAAGAACCTAAAGACCCAGTACTTGGTATGCTACTTGCTAAGTTGAACATTTCAGCTTACACATTGTTCCCAGATCAAGGTTCTATTACAGTCGAAACTATCGATACTAAGCGTTACACAATGCGCGATATTGGTAAGTTAGATAAGCGTATTGAAAACCTTGAGTACTATACAGCACTTTCATTGCTTGAGCATGAAACTAAGTCATTGACAATTCGTGATGATGTTGGTCTTGATCGTTTCAAGAACGGTTTCATCGTTGATAGTTTCAAAGGCCAAGACGTTGGTGACGTTGGTTCTGTTGATTATCGTTGTGCTATTGACATGACTGCACAAGAATTACGTCCATTCTATACAATGAGTAACGTTAATTTGATTGAAGAAAATCAAATTGCAGGTGATCGTACAAGTGATGGTTATGCTTTAACTGGCGATATCATTACATTACCATACACTCATCAAAAGTTTATTGATCAACCATACGCATCACGCACTGAGAACGTTAACCCATTTGCGGTGTTTACATTCTTAGGTGGTATGACATTGAACCCGCCATCAGACGAATGGTTTGAAACAGATCGTCGTCCTGACATTATCAATAACGTTGAGGGTAACTTCTCAGCTGTTCAAACTCAACTTGAGAAATCTGGTGTTCTAGGTACAATCTGGGGCGCTTGGGAAACTCAATGGGTTGGCCAAACGCGTAACATCGACCGTATGGTTGTTACATCAGGTTTCGACAGTAAAGACTATGGTCTTGGCGCTGGTCGTTGGATGGATCGTCGTACATTCTCAGCAGCTGAACTAGCAGCTATTGGTGGTAACGCAGTTACTGGTGGTCAAGATGGTGTTGGTAAGCGTGTTCTTACATTCCAAACACAAGCTACTACAATTGGTCAAGGTCGTGTTGGTGTATCTACATCAGTTACACCTAAGATTGATTACCAAGTTGTAGATGACAAGATTTTACAAACTGCTGTTATTCCATACATCCGTTCACGCGAATTGTTATTCGTATGTAAAGGCATGAAGCCAAACACACGTCTATATCCATTCTTTGATGATACTGACATCTCTTCATTCGTTACACCTGCAACTCGTCTATCAGTTTCTAATACTGCTGTGACAGAGTTTGATACAGATACTAACGTTGGTGGTGCAGCATCTGAGTTTGCTCGTCAAGTTGATGGTAAAGCAGAAGCATCATACAACAAAGGTGATGTATTGTATGTTAAGCAACGTGGTTCAACTACATATAACTCTCAAGCAATCTCTCCAGCAACTGCTGTGATTGTGATGAAAGAGAAAACAGTTGCTGGTGTTGAAGGCATTTATGTATTGAACATTAAGGGTACATTCCAAAATAATGATATAGTTCAGGGTTCTATCTCTGGTGCAATTTACACAATTACTGCAGCGCCAGTTGTAGCAACTAAGGGTTCATCATTAACATCTAACTTTAACGGTTCTATGGTTGGTGTATTCTCAATTCCTAACACTGATAGCATTCGTTTCCGTACAGGTATTCGTGACTTTAAACTTACAGACAGTGTCACTGGTGGTATCGACTTCACGACGCAAGGTCGATCACAATATCGTGCCCAAGGTGTATTGGAAACTAAACAGAAGACTATTAACGCTGTTCGTAATGCAGATGTGGTTGTTAAACCAGTTTCAGCATTCCGTGTAACTGAAGTTTACTCTGATGAACGTCTAGTTGATGATAGCGGATGGTATGACCCATTAGCACAAACATTCTTAGTTCAATCTAAGGGTGGTGCGTTCTTAACTAAAGCTGAAATCTTCTTTGCAACTAAGGATATCAACATCCCAGTTTCATTACAGATTCGTGAAGTTGTTAATGGATACCCAGGATCAAAAATTCTTCCATTCTCTAAAGTTACATTGACACCTGATCAAGTTAATACATCAGTTAATGGTGTTACACCAGATGCAGGTTCAACTGCATTGGCTACAACATTCATGTTTGATGGCCCAGTTTACTTAATGGACAATACAGAATATTGTATCGTTTTACTATCTGATTCAAACAACTATCGTGCTTGGGTTTCACAACTTGGCGAAAAGAACGTTGGTACAGATCGTTTCATCTCTGAACAGCCTTACGCTGGCGTATTGTTTAAGTCTCAGAACGCATCTACATGGACTGCTAACCAAGAACAAGACTTGAAGTTCACATTGTATCGTGCTAAGTTCAACACAAACACTCAAGGTGTTATCACATTTGTTAATGAACCATTGCCACCAGTCTTCTTGGAATCAGATCCATTCAAGACAACAGCAACTTCTAATAAAGTGCGTGTGTTCCAACAAAATCATGGCATGGCATCAGGTTCAACAGTGATTATCACTAACGTTACACCTGGAACATACAATGGTATTGTAACTACATCAACAACTGGATTAAACGGTTCATTCACAATTTCTGGCGTTGAATTAGATTCATACTTAATTACACTTGCAAGTGGTACTGCTACTGCAACAGGTTATATTGGTGGTTCTAATGTTATTGCAACACAAAACACAGCAATGGATGCAGTTAACCTAATCACTCAGTCACAGAGCTTCTCTGATACTACATTAGGATATAACGTACTAACTACTAACGAAGGTTATAACTTTGCTACTAACGAAGTTTCAGTTGTACCTAACCAAACTGCATATTTCGACTCTCCACAAGTTGTTGCATCACAGATCAACGAAAATGCATCATCTCTTGGTGGTAATAAGTCATTGAAAGTTATCGCTCGTATGACAACTTCTAATGATGCAATTTCACCAGTTATCGATACAGCACGTTTATCAATGACTACTATTAAGAATCGTGTAGATACATTCACACAGATTACAAAGAACGTAGCAGTAGTTGATGATGTTTCTATTGTTTCTGCAGCAGCAAACTTTGCATTCACGACAACTGGTATCACAGTTCCTGTTGCATCTAGAACAGCAGTGCGTAACATTACAGTTGGTAAGTATATTACTGTTTCAGGTGCAACAACTGCATCTAATAACGGTACATTCTTAGTGACAGCACTTGCAACTGATGGTTCAACTATTACATTAAGTGGTACATACACTGCAGAAAATGCTACAGCATTGACAATCGTTATGAAAGATAACTTTGTTTCTGAAATCGCTCCTGCAGGTGGATCAGCAGTTTCTAAGTACCTAACACGAGTTATTAACTTACAAACAGCATCTACATTTGCTAAAGTTATGTTTGCTGCAAACATTCCAGCAGTATCAGGTTCTGATATTGAAGTGTGGTATAAGTTACTACCTACAGGTAGCAATGGCGATATCAGTTTGTACAACTTCACTCAAGCAACTAACCCAGTGAAAGCTATGGTTAAGACATCAAATCCTACACAGTTTACTGATGTACAATTTGACTTAGCAAATCTTCCGGCGTTTGATGCTATCGTGATCAAGTTGGTATTTAAGTCAGGTAACTCTGCGCAAGTACCACGTGTTAAAGATCTACGAGTGATTGCTTGTGCATAACACACAACTCTTAATTAAAGTTAAGGATGATACGAGTCTTGCGAGAGACTCGTTATCTAAAGCTGTGATAAATACAGATACAGTCGGTTACGAAACGTATCTCGAACAACGCAATAAACTGCTTGCAGAAAAACGAGCAGTTGAGCAAAACACAAAAGACATCCATGAATTGAAACAGGAAATTGGTGATATCAAAGGGATGTTAACAACTATTCTGAACGCAATTCAAAAGTAAGAGAGAAATAAATGGCCGTAATTAATGTACAAACAAGTGATACATTTGAACAGTGGAGAGTTAAAACCAATGACATCTCTTCTGCGCTTGGTGATATGTCCTTACTTCTTTCTGGAGAAGGTAATATTGTCACTGCATTAAATAATGTAAGAGACATTGATATTGGATTGAACTTAACTGGTGAAGTGACTGGTACAACTACATTCACAAACCTAGCTACAGCAAGTGTAGCTCTTACAATTACTAATGGTGCAATCGTTACAGCAAAGATTGCAGATTTGAATGTTACTACTGGTAAACTTGCAGACCTATCAGTTACAACTGGTAAATTAGCAGATTTGAATGTTACTACTGGTAAGCTGGCAGATTTGAATGTTACTACTGGTAAGTTGGCAGATAATGCAGTTACTACAGCAAAGATCACAGATGCAAACGTAACAACTGCTAAGATTGCAGATGGTAATATCACTAATGGTAAACTTGCAGCAGGTTCTGTAAATGCAGCTAAACTAACTTCAGCTGTTGGTTTATCAATTTACAATTCGGGCGGCACTGCCCTTAAAACACTTTATGGTTCTGGTTCTTAATTATGGCTTTTAGAAGACCTTTGAAAAACGTCAGCGGGAATCTACAAGAGATGACCGATGCCGAAATCAATACTGTTCGTGCTCGCGCGAAGTATTTCTATATCAATAACCCATCAGTGACTCTATCTGTCGTAGGTTCTGGTGGTAACTTAGGTACGATATATGATACACGTTTGCAAGCTGGTGATTATGCATCATATACAACACGCTATCCAAATGAAGCTGAAACAGCAGAACCAAGTGTAGTAACAATTGGTTATTCACGCATAAACGAAAATTACGCAAGTCTATCTGCTCCTGCTGATGATGGTAAACGATTCCCTGTTTATTATGATGCTAGTGGAAACATCAGATCAATGAGTCTTCAAGATATGTATGATACATTCATCTTTAGTGCTATGGCTGATGCATATGATGAAGTGTACTATATTCATACATGGTATGATTTAGGTGGTTGGCCAGCAGTGTCTGGTACTACAGTGTTTGATGATACTGGTGCTAACACCGGTGCATATACATGGGATGGTATTCCAGAAGCTTTAGATCAAGCATACACTCGTGCAAATTTCTGGTTATTAAAACAAAACCCTAGTGCACCATCATCGTTTGAACCAACATTTGTGACGAGTGATAATAACATTCAAACATATAGTCAATCAACTTTTGATTCTATCTTGTCTGAGTTGATTCGTTACGTGGCAGTTAACGTTCCAGGATACCGTAATAGATATAGTTGGAATGGCTCAGGTGTTGACCGTGGCGCCTGTTGGGATGATAGACTCAATGGTGCTGGTAATTACCAAACACGATTTGTAAACGGTGATGATTATCGTGCACAAGAATTCCCAGATGGCTCTTTTTATAGAGTGTCTACATATTATTTAAGATCAAGGTTAGAGTAATGAAATTCATTAATGGTAAATTTACACATGCGTGTTATGTAAATTCTAAAAAAGATACTATTGACGCGATTTGGCATGATGAAACTGCAACTGGTGAAGATCAAATTGCATATCACCAAATTAGCATTCCTGTAGATTTGGAAAATGCTAATTATGTAAAACTACTTGAGACATTCACTACTGATGAAATCTCAACCATGACAGATCAGCGCACGCGTGAAGAATCTGAAAACTTCAAGCAATTCATTCGTGAGATGGCTGAAAAAGAAGGATTAGTTTACGATCCTAATGCAGCAGATCGCAATGAAGTTCAATCTGTTGATCATATTTTCACTCCACCAGAAGGTGATGCTGGAACAGATCTATTATTCAACGTAAAGTTGAAGATTTTTGATATGCCAGAAGTTGTTGATTCTACTAACACAGAATTGAAAAGAGCGCTCCGTGAAGCAGATACTCCACTGAAAGCGCTCTATATTGCTGGTAAGTTTTTATTTGAATGAGTTATATAGTTCCCACTTATGCGGATGATTATCCATGTGAGTGAAGTGAACAAACTTAATGTCTGGGTAGAATTCTTTACCTAAGAACATATACGGATTGCCCGTTACTTTCTGATATTGTCTATTAAGATATGTCAAAGAGTGGCGGGCAAAGTTCTTTTTGCGAGCTTCAAATCTACAAAACCAAGCATTAGGTAATTTAATTAACTCAAGTTTTTCATTCACTGAGTCTTCAATGAAATGTTGTTCACCATTAATTGGACCTGATGTATAACCTTCTTCAATATATTTACGTTGCCAATGCTCTGGTCTTTCCAAGAACTTTTCTAAAATATATTTTACATCTTTTGGATAGTACTTATAAAAGCCACCATTAATTGTGAATCGTGTTCTTTCAGATTCTGGTACATCACGCCACCAGCCTGGCGCTGCTAAAAATTGTCCTGGTTTAATTGGATAATCAAATATCTTTTCATAATCGTTGATTAATAGAATATCGATATCCATTACACAGATTGGTTCATCAATATCTAATGTCATACCAAACATTTTATTCCATTGGAGTTTGATATTTGGTTGCATCTCTTCTCTAACCCAGATGAACTCATGCTGAGGTAATTTAGATTCTAAATACTCTTCATATTCTGGACCATATCGATCACCAATTCTAACGCATACTATTTTCATTTTGTTATTCTCAAATTTCTTAAATTATGACCACATGTTAATTCACATTGCTTCATCCGTTTGTTATTGAATGAGTTTTTAACTTCATCAAAATATAAAGAGTTAACGATATCATCTATTGACTTATTGTGGATGTTATAATCATTTGCATTTCTAGCAATTTCATTATCTTTAGTAATATAACAACATGGCCAAACTTCGCCAGTTGCTTCAATATAAATCTCTTCAGTAGTTTCCCCTTGGCATACTATCTTATCATATTTCTTATTTTCATAGAATTTGATTGGATGTGTTTCAGTATATTGTGACTTTTCGAGGGTATATTCTTTACCTTTCCAATTATACTTATGTGTATCACTTCTATAAAAACGTCTAGTATGCACAAATTTAAATTCAGCAAATCCAATTTCTTCTGATAACTTTTTAGCAAGTTCTACTTCATCTTCATTATGTTTAAAGACAATCATATTCCAAATTGCTTTTCCACCTGCATCAATAAAGGCTTTGGCGTTTTTGAGAATCTTTTCTAAATCAGTATTTACTCGATATAAGTGATGCGACTCTTGAGTAACACCATCAATACCCCACACTACTTCTAAATTTGGTATTTTACCAGCTTTTGCCCAGAACGATTCAGATTGTAATGAACCATTAGTATTAGCAGTTAATAATTTAGTCCTAGGTGAAAAGTATTCTATGATTTTAAATACTTCTTTATTAGCAAATGGTTCGCCATTATTACCACATAACTTTACTTGATCAAATTGTTTATCGCCAAACGTTTTTACTATTGTTTCTAAAGTTAATGATGCACCTTTAACTAATTGAGTATCTTCTAAAGTGTATGGGTCATTACGTTTACACATTGGACACTTTGCATTACACGTATCAGTTAATTCTAGGTGCAATCTTCTAGGAAACCTTAGGTACATACACCATCCTTGAATACATTCTTTCCATACACTGTCGTATTAGGTAATTCACAGTATTCTAAAAACTTATTATGGATATCAGTTACTTTCATTTTATGAATTACAAAGTTATACGCAAAGATATTAGACAAATAAACTAAATTAGTTTTAGTAGAATCTACTTCAAATGGTCCTTCCATTATATCATATTTTATGAAAGAAGGTTCAATTGTTTTTATTACTTCTAACCACTGTTCATCTGAAAATTTATTTAATGACTTCTTTAATAGTTCTGGTTTATATTGGCACTCATCGAATACACAATTAACTTTAGTTCTATAATATTTTGCAACTGATTCTATATCATGCATATCATATAAAGCACGTTTCCACTTCAATGAATCGTCGTTATAGTCATATATTACAACCTTAGTATTTGAATGTCCAAACTCATGATACAATCTTTCAGCGATATTGCCTGAGGCTGGTGCATAAATTACATCAAACTTTTTACCAAAATCTGGATAAGTTTCATTGTTTCGTCCATATACAATATTAGATTCTCTATTACGTTCATGATCTAATGCATCTGCACGACGACGTTCTGGATAACAAAAGAATTTTGTACTACGTTCACGAGAAAAGTTAAGAATAGTTTCCCCTTGCTCAAGAACCTTGGAGATATATTCACCTTGCTCTTGATCTTTTACTTCCTTATATCCAACACCTGGGCCAACCCAATGAGGTGTATAATCATCGTGCACATTTGATATTGAACGTTCATAGTTTAATACTGAACCAGTAAATTTACCAAATGATGGACGACCAATAGATCTCCAATGAGCAATATTTAAGAATATTGTTTGTGGATGTAATGTGCCATATTGTTTATTTGGATGAAATAGTAAATGTCCTTTGCATGGTCTATTACTTTGGCAAAACTCATTAAAGAATGTCCAAATGTTTTCATCGTGTTGAGAATAGTAAAATGTTCCAATATAACTAATAATTGCATGATCATAGTTATTACATTGTGCTAAAGCTTCATCTATAGTTTCTGCAAATATTACATGCGAGTTTTTAGATCCACCCTTACTAAGTGGAATGCCAGAAAACCAAGTAAGTGTTGCCATATATTCAGCCCAATCATCCCATTTGATCTTTGGATAATTTAAGATGATGTGTACTTGCGTAGATGGATTTTCATTATGACGAGAGTGTTTTAATATGTACTCGCCAAATTCTTTAAATGATTGCATTAGGGTATTCTTTATAAAAAGATTCAATGAACAGTTTTAATCGTTCTTCATTAGAACCACCATGAATAATAAAATGGATTCGTGGTTCTTTACTAAAGTTTGCAACTTCATGGAATGGGCCATTGTTAAACCAAAATACTTTTCCTGGTTCAAATGGAACTTCTTCAAGTGTATCTGATTTTCTTAAATAGCAATCATTCGGATGTGTGATTGCTATATTAATTGCAGACATAATATCATTCTTTAAAGGCATACCTTCAACCCACTGGTGTGTATCAGTATGAGCTCTAACAAATCCACCTGATTCTAATAACATAAATCTACAACGACCATATTTGCCATTATTTGGGAATGTGGTTTTTAACCAATTAGTCATTACTGGAGCAAACTCAGTTAGTTTAGTCCACTTATATTTGTCTTTTGCAGTTGGATCATATGTAGTAATATCCCAATCTTCACCATGAAGAGTTGCAGATGACCACCCTTTGCCATGACTTGTTCTATGAGGCGTGAATAACTTTCTATTGTAGATATCCATTGCTTCAGTTGCAACTTCTTTTGGCAATTCAATATTAGCTTTTAGATAGAATAGATTATTATTTTCACACCATTCTTTTATTCGCTTTGCTTCTTCTTGAATTGTCATTTCCAATAATCCATTACCCAATTTTGCAGAGTTTCTTGTTTAGGTCCATGATTTAAAATACAAACTTCATAATCATTTCGTAGTTTTTCTGGTGTTGTATCTTTTATGTATCTAACACCTTTCCAGTACGAATATGCAATAGATGTTGGTAATAGATCTACTTGCACTGGTTCATTAAACATATATCGATCAATTCCTTCATATTTGAATAGAATCATATCTTTATGTTTTGCAAAATAGTCATATACTTCTTTACCTTGAGTGCCATGCCATTTCATAATAGATGAGTTATATAATGTAGGAAACTTCTCGCGGGCACGAGGTTGAAGATATCCTTCTTTCCATTGTGCATATAATATTGAAAGCGTTCGTGTTTTCACAGAACACAAACGATTTAATGGGTTTAATATGATTACGTCAAGGTCAAAATAGATATTGTCTCCTTCAGTGAAGATGTTTAATAGATCTAATTTAGGCCACCACTTTTCTAATCCACTTTCAATCTTAATAGTTTTCACATCACTGTGGATTCCACTATTATCGTCAGTGTAACAATAGAATGTGAATGGTTCTATCATGTTTCTTTGAACCATTGAATATAATCTATTGACATAATCAGAAGAATACTTATCACCTTGTTTTACACATATCACATTAATCATAACTTACCAATCACCATGTAACGATCGTATTTAGACATACGTTGAGAACCAGAATATAGAATATTGCTTAAGCCTGTAGACTTTTCAAATTCTTCTAATGAATTTTTAAAATTGATATGTTCTGGGATATTGTAGTTATTGCTTTGAAGAACATACAATGGCTTAGTGTCCCATAACATATCTTTCATGTCATATTGCATATGCTCGCATGAAGTATTAATCACACAATCAAAAGATTCGGATGTAGCATTAATGAATGACCTGGCGTCAGCAGTAATTGCTTTTACTCTGTTGTTCTTATAGATTCTATTATTAAAAACATCAGTAAGTCGAGCTATGCTAGGGTCAATATCAACACATGTAAATGTATTTTCATCATTATTTAGTGCGTATGGTATAATTGTACCATACCATGACCCTAGAATACATACGTTCTTGGGTATAAATAGCTTAGTAAGCTCTTCAACTAACCAATATTTGCTATCCAACTTATTTTTAAGTGTATGTTTTGCAAACCAATGGGCCTCTTCCAGAGAAGAAGTTTGAAGAAGCGTGTAACTATATGCATCAATAAATTTATTGTCAATCATAAATTTATATATCACGGAGATTAAAATGGCTGAAGTCGTATTACCTGAACTAAAAGATGGAAAGAAAGTTGTTCTCTTTTTCTCAGGTGGTGTTAACAGCACATTATTAGCATACTTAGCCAAGCAAAAATACGGCGTAAGTAATATCATTCCATTGTTCAATGGATTTGCGCCTGTACGTCAAATTGAAGCACTAGCAAATAGTGATATCCCAACAGATATTATTAAAAAGCAGCGTGCACAACGTATTTTAGCAAATCGTATTTCAGATTTTCAAAAGATGTATGATGAATTACAACTTGAAAATGCAATCATCTTAGATTCAATTGAAAAGTTTAACTTTGACATTCACAATTTGATTGGTGATATGCATCGTGTGAATTACATTGAAGCTATTACATATATTCTAGTTGAAAACTTTGGATATAAGCCTGAAGACATTCAGTGTATTATGATGGGACATGAAAAATTAGATAATGAAATCTATGAGTTGAACGAATTAGATGCTAAAGATGGCATCATCAATAATATCAATATTGATGAAATAACACAACATGTTGAAGATAACCCAGAGCAATTTACTGAAGTAATTAAGCATAACGTGTTATCTCGTTGGGCTGAGTGGTCATATCAAAACAGTTACTATAAAATGGACCACGCACAATATACTGATATGGCTGAAACATTTGGTATACTACCTTTTCAATTTATTAGTAAATCTGAAATCGTACAAATGTATCATGATTTAGGATTAGATGATCTATTAAATAGTACTGTATCATGCCATAGTGGTCCTAATCATCCATTACCATGCGGAACATGCGTTGCATGTGTTGAACGTGAAATTGCACTAAATAATGTATCTACGAACTCCTCGAATATTACACCTTGAATTAACTAATCATTGTAATGCAAAATGTCCAATGTGTTCTAGGACAACTGATCCTATTATTACAGCGCACACATTAACGCTTAGTGATATTAAGCATTCATTTGATAAACTTAAATTTGATGAAATAAGTTATTGCGGCAATGATGGTGATCCATTAATGGCCAGAGAATTTCTACGTATTGTAGAATTCTTTGCGCCAATGAAGCAATCAATACACACAAACGGATCTTTACGGTCTAAAGAGTTTTGGAAAAAACTCGCATCAATTCCAAACGTCATAGTAACCTTCGCATTAGATGGTTCAACTGCAGACGTTCATCAAAAATATCGAATCAATACTGACTTCGAGTTTATTCTAAATAACGCAAAAACATTTAACGAAGCCGGTGGAGAATCGTGGTGGCAATTCATCGTCTTCGAACATAATGAACATCAAATAAATGAAGCTAAACAACTAGCTAAAGAATTAGGATTTGCTAAATTTGAGTTAGTATATTCTAGAAGAGATGACGTTGGTGATATTAAAACAATCAAATTCTTAGATTATAAACCATTAGATACGATAGACTGTAAAGCAAAAAGATTAGAAGAAATCTATATTAGAAGTGATGGTGAAGTCTTTCCATGTGTATATCAGGGAAGTCGCAATACATTTTCTGGATTAAATATTAAAGATAGACATCTTAAAGATATAATCTATGACATCTATTTTGACAATTTTAATTTTGAAAATAGTATTTGTCATTATAATTGTAGAGATATGATTAGAAATAAACGTGCTAAGACTTCATTATGATAAACTTACCAAATACACATAAGGTTGCATTGCTTTTTACAGGTGGAATGGAATCTCATTTACTTGCTCGTATATTAATTGAAAGATACGGAATAGAAAATGTAGTATTAGTCTTAATGATAATGGACGAATATAATGTGTTTAAAGCAAACCCTGAAAAAGCACAACGTGTATTGAATGGATTTGACGCTGCAACTAAGCGCCTAAACGTAACACATACACTCGCAATTAATAGCGAAATGCTTAATAAACATCATGGTACTATTCCACAAAAAGTATTATCATCAATAAAAGAAGTATTTCCAGACATTGAATACACGTTCGATGGATATAATAACATCCATAAAGAATCGATGGATATATTTCGAGAAACTAACTTTGATCATACTATAAAACATGATGTTGATAGAGTTAGAATGCATTTAGCTACTCATCAAGAAGAATACCCTGAGTTATATGACTTTGTGTTTAAATGCGATGGTATGATCTATTTCGTACAAGATGATTATACACTTAAGACACGCGAAGATGTTATAGGTGAAAATATTAGTACACATTTATCACCATTAATGAATTACACTAAGGCTGACGTAATTAAATTGTATGCTGAGTTGAACTTATTAGATGAGTTATATAAAACTAAAAGTTGTAATACATCTACTGCACATTGTGGAAAATGTAAGAATTGTTTAAACCGCAAATTTGCATTTAAGCAATCTGGAATTGAAGATAAAACGGAGTATTTGTCATGATATCGTATGAAAGAGTTTTAAGCTATGGTAATATATTTCCACTAGCAATTTCATGCAATCCTGATAAACTAATAAGTCAAATTGCGCCATTTACATTTGCGCAATATAATACTGACAAGCAAGATATTCCTAGATTAGGTCTATCAATTACTAGTTTAGATGGTGAGATTAATAGTGGAGATCTTGAAACTCTACGTAATTCTGAATATAGGGAAAGTTCATTCCGTGAATTAACTAAAGTATATTACGAATCATCTGAAGTTCGAGGACTAGTAGATCCATTTAAAGAATGGATTGGTCGTACACATATTTTGAATATAAAAAAAGGTGGATATTTTCCACCTCATCGTGACGAACTAAGTATTGAGCAACATACATTTAGAGTAATTGTACCACTAAAGACATTCAATCCTCCGCATAATTACTTCATCTATAATGACCAAGTAACTCATTTAAATGAAGGACGTGCATACTTTATGAATACTAATATTGTACACTCAAATATGTCGTTTTCTAATGATACACTTATGCTTGTTATGAATGTTAGATGCTGTAACGAATCATATGAAAGATTAATGAATTCTGTTCATGATCTTTAATTTTACTTCTTCAAATGTATGATTAAAGAAAGATATTTTAAATAGTAGTCTATCTGGTTGACCGGTGTTATCTACGCCATGTGGTTTACTAATATCTAATAATGCTGTAGTATATTCAAGCACAGTTTCTTCAAATTGAATAGGCGCAGAACCTTCTAACAAATGATTTACTGAACACATAGTATCTTTATCAGTATGCATAGGTAATACACTATCACCTTTTAGTATATAATAACGTGGTTCACCATCTTCTGGTTTAAACCCATAATATTCTAAAAAGCGATCACACTCTTTTCTCATCACTGTAAGGGTATCATTACCTCTAAGGATTTTAAAGTTGTCAATTTCACCATATCGTTTATCTACGTATGAGCCAATATTATCTTTATGTCTATCCAACTCAGTTAAAAGAGCAAACGTGTTAAATTTAAAATCAACGTTAAATAATGGACTCATATGATTGATGTTATTGATTATGGTAATGGATTGAGTTGTACGGTCTTTGATGAACCGTTTCAAGATTACTACGATATAATTTTAAATGCTACTGCGTTTGATACACATAGATTGACAAATAACTATAAGACAAACGTGTTAGAAGACATGGAATTCATGTGTCTTTGGAAGTTAGGCGATAAAAGAATGTTGTATGGTTTACAGCATCATGAATCTTTGCCAAGTAATGTAGCACGTGTATTTTCTAGATTTTATCTACCTACAAATGGTAGAGATACTATTGCAAGATCTAGAGATGAAATGCAATCTGTAATGTCATTCTATAATGATCATCCTCAATATCACGAGCGTCTTGGATATGATACTCTATTCTTTACTCGAGAAGTAATTGGTAATAAGAAGGATGTTATTGTTACTAAACTTGCAGAAAGAAGTGGCTTCAAAAAGATCGAAGAGCCTCGCTATTATAGAAAGACTCTTCAACATTTTTATGTATTAGGTAATACTAACTTTGTGACTGCATTCCCATTAGCATTAGTTGGACCTTCAAAATAATCCAATAAGTGTGTATGATCTGGATGCACAATTAACGCGGCAAATACTAATCGTTGTACAGTATTACCAGAGAATTCTTGAGGCATATGAATTTCTGATGGGTCAAATACAACGGCACGACCAGGAACGTTATTAACTAATGTTGCCTCCTGTTCAAACTTATCTTTCTTGCATTTAGCAACATAGTGTCTATTAACGCCGTACTGTTCAATTGGCGCAAAATAAGTCCCACCTTTCCACTCAGGTTTCCACACTGGATTTGCATAAATCAATACACGCTTTGCAACTCCTTGCAGCGCTTTACATGATTCTTCATCAATATCAATGTGTGGAAGCATAGTAGCTTTATCAGGTGAGAACCTAAACACATAACTAAACTTAGTAACACGAACCCATCCTGGATAAATGTCATCATAGTTACTCATTAAATCGTTAATGAAATCTGCATCATCAATTCTGTATTGAGGCATATTAGTTAAGTATGAATGACCGGTTTCTTGAACCTTTTCATTCGCACTCATAAAATAATTTTCGTACTTATCTAAGAATGATGTATCTTCTTTGTCAAACACTTCAAACATAATTAACTTTCATAATAATACCTCTATAACTTGTGATGAACATTTACCGCCAAAACCAAACGAGTTATTTAATATGAACTCATGATTTGATTTTATATTTAGCGGTGCATGAATTAGAGCTCCAACGGTATCATAACTTGCGGATTTAAAATTATGATTATGTGGAATGATTTGATGCTTAATTGCTTCAATTGAATATATGGTTTCAATGACTCCTGCAGCTCCCATCGTATGACCAATCTTACCTTTGTTACTAAAGATCTTGGCATTAGGTAATACAGACATAATTGAATTATATTCTACTATGTCACCTGCAGGCGTGGAAGTTGCATGAGCATTTACGTAATTAATTAATGGATTATTAGCATTACGTAAAGCTTTTGTCATTGATGTAATTGCACCTTCGCCTGATGGTGAAGTTCTATTAAATGCATCAGAAGCATGACCAGCTTTATATAAACATGCATGAATAGTTGCATTTCTAGCTTTAGCCTTTTCTTCAGATTCTAAGATCATCACACCAGCTCCATCGCCAATAACAAATCCATTTCGTTCATCATCAAATGGTGAAGACTTTGTAGACAATGCGCCTAAGGTACTAAACAAAGTTAAGTCAAGAGGGTTACATCCATGATCAGCTGCACCAACTACAACATAGTCATATTCATTAACTAAATCAATTGCATAATCCAATGTATCAATACCAGTTGTGCATGATGAATATAGTGTTATGTTAAGTCCTTTGAAATTATACTTTTGCGACACATAACTTGCTAGTGCATCAATCGGGATATTGATAATCTTCTTAGGAGATATTCTTTTACCTTGAGACATTGCTTGTTGAGTCTCCCATCTAATATCGTTACCACCTGTGATTGAAGATAGGACAACTGCGACGTTTATAGATAAAGAGACACCAGAATGTTGTAATGCGCGTTCTACTGCATAAAGACCCATTCTCATTGTATTTGAGATGTAACGATCTTCATATTCTGGTAATTGATTGACTGAGCAGACTTGAGTAGTCTTAACATATTGGCTTGATTCAATCTCTGTTGTATAGTTACATGAATTGATTAGGTGTGTAAAATTAACTTTAGGATCATTACCTAAACAGTCAATTAAACCATAACCTGTAACACAAGCCTTCATATTATACCCCTTTGATGAAATTATATATACCTGCCACCCTCCAGGGGTAGATCTATAATATACTATAATAGCGTAGTAGTACAGGGCTAAAACAAAATATTTTTTATATAAATACAATCAGAACAAACCTTTTTGTAAAGAAATATAGATGGCAATCGTTGCAAATTTAATCATAGATCAGGGATCTGACTTTACTTCTACCATTACGTTAGAAGATACAGTCGGCAACGCACTAGATCTAACAAATTACAGTGTACGAGGTCAAGTTAGACGAACTTATACTTCCTCTACATCTTTTCCATTCACATGTTCAAAATTGACTTCACAAGGTCAAGGTAAGATTAAGATTCAATTGAGTCCTACTCAAACTGCGGCAATGAAATCAGGTCGTTATGTTTATGATGTTGAAATTGTTCATTCAACTGGAACACCTGTTATTCGCGTGGTAGAAGGACAGGTATCCGTAACTCCACGAGTAACGAGGTAAGTAACATGGCTGACATCAAGGTTAAAATCAACCAAGACAAGAATCTTAAAGTTAAGACTATGGCTCTAGGCATTACGTCTATGAGCTTATTAGACTTAACTGATGTTGACGCAAGTCAACTAGAAGACGGTGCTATGATGGTATACGACGAGCAGATTGCAAAGTTTGTTTTGAAAGCAGAAGTCGATCATCCACGTAGCAAAACTAAAATCATCGGGGGCAAGTATTAATGTCTACAATTATTAAAATTAAAAACTCGGGCGTAAGCGGCTCACCATCCGCGCTTGCCACTGGTGAGTTAGCATATTCATACCTAACAGGTACGTTATCAAATGGTGGTGATCGTCTTTACATCGGTACAGGTGCAGAAGACTCACAAACAGGTGCAGCAGCAAACCTTGAAGTTATTGGTGGTACATACTTCACAAGCAAGTTAGACCACACTCCAGGTACGTTAACTGCATCATCGGCTTTAATCGTCGATTCAAATAGCAAGATTGATATCTTCAACGTAGACAACCTACGTTTAGATGGTAACTCGTTAACATCTACTAATGCTAATGGCGATATTAATCTAACTGCAAATGGTACAGGTGATATTAACCTAAGTACATTAGGTGATATTACTTTCACTGCTACGAATCTTGCATTGTCTGGTCTATTAGAACATACCGGTGATATTCATGCAACTGGTACACTAAATGTTGATGGCCAATCAACTCTTGCATCATTAAATGTAGAAGACCTAACTGCAACACGTTTAGTTTACGTTGGTGCAAATGGTGAATTGGTCGACTCAGCAAACATGACGTTTGATGGTACTTCATTCATCTTAGGTTCTAACAAATTTACAGTAGCACATGCAACTGGTAATACACAAATCGTTGGTACATTAAATGTTGATGGTCAATCTACATT